TTTATTGATATAACATCTGTAACTAAAGGAGCACTGACTAAAGTTATAGAATTACTACTTACAGTATAATCTGTAGTAATAGTTAATTTAGTTTCGTTTTTAAATACTTCAAAATTTGGTATTGGTGATAACGTAAGATCAGTATCACCTGTCCAAGTATATGGACCTGTAGAAGTAGAACCAACAAATGTTTGTTGACCCGCATAGTATTGAGCATTAGTTTCTTTTATTAGTCCCATTTATATTATCTTTTTTCGTTAGCTATATCCGCTTGTAATTGTCCAGACGCAGCTTGAACTATTTGTGGATCTCTTATTACTACTCCAGCATATACTAATATACGTAGTATTACTTCAACTCTTTCTGAGTTATGTAATTCAAAGTTTTGTAAATCAACACTTGCGCCATCATATATAAAAGCACCTACACTATTAACTGTATAAGGCCAATTAATATCTACAGGTTTTTTAACATATTGCGCTTCTACACCTGCTGTTATACTCGTTGGGTACATCCTTACTTTTGATTCTTCGTAAAGATATATTGGATACTTCTTACTAGCTTCAGATAAACCAGATCTTTGTATAAGGAAAAAATCTGTACGATTAACTCTTTCAGCTTCTATAGGTAAGCTGTTAGTATCTGTAAATGACACAGATCCTAATCTATAATGATCTGCAGGTAAATTAAAAACGCCTCCTGATGTATGTGTCAGTGAAGCGTTCTTTTTAAATACTTCTAGTTTTTCATCGGTGTTAACTACTCTATCTGCATAATCATAATCTGTTTGAGGTTGTCTAAGTTCTTGATTAAGATCATCAAAATATCTTTCAAATATTTCACGCTGTACTTGACTACCTATTTTATTAAATTCTTCAGGTGTTAAATAACCTCTTTGCTCTTTATTTAAAATAAGTAATACAGTACGATATACTTCATTAACTCCTATCATGTTTTATATTTTAAAAAGAGGCCGGCAATCCCGGCCCCTAGTGATTATAATCACTTGTTATTTTAGCTTTTTATCTATAGACTTATAAACTTCTATACCTTCATCTGTTTTAAACCAAGCAGCCATAGCTGAGTATGGGTTTTCATCAAATGGTACTGTCATAAGTTTCTTACCATTAGTAGCCCAAGTAAATGTTCTTTGATCAGAAGATAATTTTATTATACTAGCTTCAGTTGCTCTAATAGCAAAATTCCTTAACATAACATTTTCATCTTCAGCAAGATCTAAAAATAAAGCTGGATTTCTTTTTGCAAATAAAAGCAAATCTCTTTTTAATTCTTTTGAACTTAAACCAGAAACTTTAGATCCAAACTCAACTCTTAATATAGCTTCTGCATGATCTATCTCCATATCATAAGCAACGTTCATCGCTGCTACTTCAAGTTCTAGTTTATCAAATTGATCTTCAGCTACAACAACCTTATCATGTTCAGCAAATACTAAACCTCTGTGAGGATGTTTTATTAAAAACTCCTGTAAATTTCTTTTTTCTTTTGGCACCATTAAGTGTCCATTTTTAAATACAATATGCTTTAAAGTTACATTACCTTCTTGCTCATCTACAAAAATACTTTTATGATTTGTAGCATACCGTAATTCTCTTTCATATCCTAGTTCTGGATCAAACCAAACTAATGGATATCTTCTTGAATGTTTACTTGGTAAAGTATATGTTAAAGGCATTTTATTCCCTTTTAAATAATAATTTCTATCTTTATATTCCCAAGTATCTACACTCTTTTTTTCTTTTTCTTTTGTTTTCATAATATAATATAATATAATAATTAAAAAGACCCCGCCGAAGCGGGATCATTATTTGTTGTGTTAAGATAATTCATACACTACTTGACCAGGTGTTACACCAGCTGGTAAATAAGGGTTTAATACTACATCACTTGTTGATTGTATAGCATCTCTACATGCAGCAGAAACAGCAGCCGCTGTTAATTGCTCATTAGAACTTGTTATACCGTTAAATGTAATTGAATATCTAGCTTGTCTTCCTGGTTGAAGTAAATCAATATCAACGCTCTCATCAGATGACGATTGTGGATCTACACATCCATAATCATCTAATGGTACGTTAAGAGTCAATTGACCTCCATCCATATCTTCAGCTCTTATAGTTATTATAATGTCTGATCCCCATTGACTTTCTCCTGCTCCACCTGAAGCAGATACTGGTATAGTTACTGTGTCACCTACTTTATATCCGTTTCCTTCTGCAGTCACGTCAATAACGTCAAACCCTCCAAAAAAAGCGTCTACCCTAATACTCAAAGCTAAGCCAGTGCCGCTTCCAGAAGTAGTTATACTTCCTGCTGGAACACTAACCGCTGTACCAAATGTAGTAGGATCACCAGTACCTGCGTTGTGTGAATTAAGTAGAGATCTTCCAACAGGAATTGGTCCACTTAGATCTGTGTTTATTTTTAAATATATACTCATAATTTCTATTTTAAACTGTTGGTAATGTTTCCATACTTATATATATGTTTGACGCAAAAAGCGTACCATCACTTGCGTTATCAATAACTACTGTTTCACAAGACCCCGGATTATTATTAGCTCTAATAACATATTTCCAAATATCTTGACTAACATCGCCGGTGTTTGGAGCAAGCCAATTTATAGTAGCTGCTAAGCATTTAGCGTTAGTATCACCCATTATTCCGTAAAATAGTCTAGTAGTATAATCATTTATTTTTTCTATTCTAAATACATTTTCAACACATAATGAAAAATACCTAGTGTTACCAATAGCATCAACATTATCCTGCTCAAACTGTATCATTGCTTTTGTCTTCATAATTCTTATTATTTAAAAGATTAATAAAGTGGGGATTTCTCCCCACATTATATACTAATTAAGCTCCTTTAAACAATACGAAATTGTTTGCAGCTTGTACAACTAAACATCTTTCAGACAAGAAATTAACTCTCATAGCATCAAGATCAGAAGTGTAAGCACCACCTACAGATCCTGTGATCCAAGACTTATATCTTCTATCTTCAGTTTCAGAAGCTCTATATCTTACGTGTAAGAAAGGTCGTCTGATGTTAGCACCTAACATTTGGTCATACACAGTTGTAGTACCAGCAGGTATTAACACACCGTCGATAGCTTTAGATAATCCTCGAGTAGAGATATCATTAAGATATTTCCAATCAGTTTTATAGAAGTCATAAGAACCTCTTCTAAAACCAGAGAATCCAAAGTTCATTGCCATGTCAGCTTCGTTATCGAATAAACCATAAGAAGCAGCAGTAGTAGAAGCATAACCTCCACCTGCTTGAGCAGCAATCATGTCGTCAAAATCAAGAGCAGTTTCTCTAGATAAGAAAAGCATGTTTTCTTCAATAGCACCTTGCTTGTCTAATTGTTTAAGGATTTCATCAAAATCACCTAAAGCACCAGAACCAGGGGCAGCAGCACCAGCAAAGCCAGAGTATACATTACCTCTATTTTCTATAGCTTCAAATAAACCTTCAGAACCTTTAACATTAGCAGCGATAGCACCACCACCAACAGCTCCATAGTTGAAAGCAGTATCAGTAGAAGATCTACCACCACCATCAGCGTCGTATTTAACAGCTTCAACCATTGCCATTTCTAAGTAATCGTCAAATCTTAGTCTAGTTTCAGATTCAGATTTTAGATACCATAAGTATCCTGATGTACCATCTTCAGTAGCAACTTCAACCCAACCGATCTGAGCAGTGTCAGAACCATTAATCTCAAAGTTATCTTTTAAGATAATTGGAGAATTAGCATACTGAGTGAACTGTGGCTGGATAGTAGCATCCATACCTGTTGAACCTTTACCATATTCAGAACCATATACGAAACAAGCAGATAAATTTGCTCCAGCTAAAGATGGATCAATAGTATCAGTTTCATAAATAGTACAATCTAAAACATCATTTAATGTTCCAGAAGAACTAGTAACTGCTTGTACAAGCATTTTTTGTGTTACAAGACCAGTAGCTCTATCAGAAAGTAAAATTGTTTGACCAACTCTTACAGCACCGTTAGGAGCATCAGCACCAACAGTAGATGTACTTAAATCTAAAGTTACTAATACATCAAATGTAGCACCAGAAGCAGTAACATTTGTACAGTTTCTATAAGCAACGTGTAATCTATTTTGTTCAGACCAAATAACTTGATCAGATGTCATAGGCATTTCAGCACCTACCATTCTTAAAAATCCAGATAAAGTTCTATTACCATATCTTTCAACCTCCTGCTCATATAACTCAGGAAGATATTGCTGCGCAAAATCATTTCCAGACCCATCGTTAAACGCTAAATAGTTATCGTTTAAAGCAAGTCTTTTTTGTGCAGGCTTCAATGACGCGGGAAAACTCCCACCTGTTACAAAACTCATTTTAATTTATTTTTATTTTGTTCTTTTTTTAATTTTCAACTTAGAGGTATCTTGACCATTTATCGCTCTAACTTTAAATCCACCAACAAAAATATCTCCGCCTGCGGCATTGCGAGCTTCCATATTTATATTTTTAGATTTAGCGTTAATATCTCTAATAGCATCGGCTTTACCTTGCTCATAGAAATGTTGCGCAAATGTATCAGGATTTCTAGCAACATACAAAGCTCTATGATAACCATTAGTATCTTTTATACTACCATCTTCGTTTAGGAACTTCCCAACAAATGATTTTATATTACTTTGGTTTTTCATAACATCATCAACATTGTTTACTTGATATCTAAACTTTTTTTCTCCAACATTAAAATCAAAACCTTTGAAATTAGAGAATAATTGTTTTGTTTTACCAACAAACTCTTGATGAAAGTTAGCTGCTTGTTGCTGCTCTTCGTTGTATCTATTGAAAAACTCCATAGCTTTTTTTTGTTCCTGAGTAACAGACGGCCTCAACTTGATTTCGTCATAGTATTTATTTTTGGTATCCTCCAAAAACCTACGAGCTTTCGCAACTTCTTCTTTATATGCTAGTTGTTTCTTTTTAATAGTACGTTCTTCTTCTTCATCTTCGTCCCATGAAAAATTATCTTCTAGTATAAAATTTATTTCTTCGCTGTTTAAATGTGGTTTAGTTGTTTTATAATATTCTCTTAATAAAACACTTTCATCAACATTTGAATAATCAGCATTAATTCTTACATAATCTTCTACAGTTCCACCTGTTTCTTCCATAAAGCTAATTAGCTTTTCTATATTTTCTGGAAGTTCTCTTTGCGGTGTAGTTTCAACAGGTGTTTCTGTTTTTACTTCAGTAGAAACTTTTGGTTCTTCTTCTTTAGTTTCTTCTTCAGTAACCTCCATTAAAGGACTATTTACTTCTTCCTGTTGCTCATTTTGTTCTTGCACTGGCGTTTCATTGTCGCTGGACTCCCGTATTTCTTGTACCACTTTTTCGCTACTTCCACTGTCTTCGGGTTGTTCGACGCGAACATCGCTTTCATTTGTGCTTTGTTCTTGAACGGCATCTTCTTTCTTTTTGGTTAAATCTAGTTTTACTGTTTCAACCTCTTTAATTAACTTACGAGGTCTACCAGGTTTCTTCTTTTTTAATTTTAAGCCTTCAGTTTTTGGATTTACTTCGGGCTGTTCTTTTGCTTTTATTTCTTCAGCCATAATATAATATTATATAATTGTTTATTGTGGTGCAAATTGTTCTAATCCAAATCCACCTAATGAATCATTACCAGCAGACTCAAAGTTTATTGGTAATGAATCATTTTTTCTTTGATCAATCATTTGTGATTGCTGTGAACCCGATATACGAGTTCTTTTATCTTTTCTATCTTCAATTTCTTTTTCTCTAATAGCTTCTGCTTCTCCTTTAGCTCTAGTTAACTGCATGTTAAAATCAAACTCTATTTCCATTAGCTGTCTTTTTATTTCAGCTTCTCTTTCTAATTTAGTTATTTGAAGATTATTTTTAGCAGTTTCTATTTGTACTTGAGTATCAGCTAAAGCTTGTTGCTTTTGTACCTCTGCTACAGCAGCAGCTTCACTAGCTTGTGCATTAGCCTGTGCTTGAGCTTGTATATTAGCTTGTTGTGCTTGTTGATCTTGCTCTTGTTTCTTTTTACGTCTAAATTTTAAAACTTGATTAGCTAATTTTATATTATTTATTTGTCTAATATCTATAGCATCTTCTAAATATATTTGACCCGATTGTAAAGCCACTTGTATATTTTGTTCAAGTTGAGCTTTTTCTTCTTCATCAGGTTTTAATTCTAAGAATATACCAAAATCAAATATATTTAACTCAAACAAATCTTCTAACGTTCCTACATTATAGGAGCTTATAGCTGATCTAAGAGCTTCTCTAGTTAAATCAAATTCTAAAGTATCATTAACTCTAAGAGCTATATTTTCACACGTTCTAAGAGTAAGATACATACTGGCTTGTACTAAATGCCTGGTTGCTGTATTACTATTTGCTATAGCTAATTTCTGTAAACCAACTAATGAATCACTAGCTGGAGTACTACCATCTCTTGCTTCGTTAAGTCCGGTTACATCTCTTATCATTTGTAAATAATATTGATAAGTAGATATAAGTGATTGTATTTTTGCTTGACCTGAATTAGTAGATAATTCTTGTATTGGAACTTTACCTGGGTTACCACCACCATCTATAGTCTGAGATCTACCTATAATAGATCCAGTTTGAAAGTACATGTTTAATGCTTCTTGAGGATTATAACTTGTACCACTACCTAAGTCTATTTCAGCTAAGCCATCTGCATCTAAGTAAACACCATCAGGTACGATGCGTGACATTACTTGTTGAAGTTTTAAATGGGTTAATTGTATCATGTCAGCAAAACCTGTTATTCTACTAACTAAACTTTCAATACGACCTTTATACATACGTGGAGCACATAGTGTATAGTTCATATTTACTTTCGATAAATTAGAAGTTGGTCTTGTCATATTCTTAGCCATCTCCCATTTTAACATCATCTCATGACCTAGTATTTTAGCTCCACTATATAATACTTCTATTGATCTTGATACCCTATCAAAGTTATCATTTTCAGGTGGATTAAATGTATCAGGTTTTTCTAATGCTTTTTCTAAACCAGTATTTGTTTGTTTTATTTTAAATACTTGATCACTATAGGTTTTGTATTCAAAATATAAAACATAAATACTATTGTTGTCATTTCTAGCGTTCCAATCATAAACATAACTACTATTGTTAGGATATTTTTGTATACGCTCTAATTGTTCAGGTGTTAAGTCAGGAAATTCTTTTTTAAGTTCTGCTAAATCAATTCTTTTAACTTCACCTACATACCATATATCTTCAAAGTTTGGATCATCAGTATATGAATAAACTATATTAGCTGGATCTACATAGTCAACAGTAACACCTTCCGCTTTGTTCCAATTAGTTTTTACAGCACCTAAACCTAATACACATAAATCATAATTAATTCTACGTCTAGTAAGTTCATATTTGTTAAAGTCTAATACATTACTTATTAATTCTTCTTCAGCAATTTCAACAGACTGTTTATAATCTAACTGCATATGAACATCAAGTTCTTCTCTAGTTTGAGGCATTTCTTCTGGATTATTCATAGATAATTCCATACCTAAAACATCAGAAGCTTTCTGCATAAAGTCTTTTGTTTCAATCTCCATTAATATCTGCTCAGCATAATCAGTTCTTTGCTTAATAGACTCAGGATCTTGAGCAAATGCTTTTATTTCGTATATCTTTTCAGACATACCATTAACAACAATATCAACAAATTTAGGAATTACAGGTATTGGTTTCCAGTCTAGATTTAAATAAGATAAATCACCATTAATAGATAATTCATCTTTATACTTTTGTATTGGTTGTTCAGCTCTAGCATACAACCTTAACATCCTAAAATTATTATATTGAGTAGAATATCTATTACCTAATCCAGTTCTAACTCCACTGAACCAATCGCCTTCTATAGCTCTACCAACTTGTAAACCATAGTCGTAACTTTGTTTTACTTCGTCTGATACTACTTGATCTGGAAATATACTGTTATTATCAGTTATAATCATTAGTTAATTATTTTTGAAATTGATCCTCTATTGTCATATCTTTTAAAACCTAAATTACTAGATATAATTTTTCTTTCAGCTACTGGTCTATATTTATTTTTATTACAAGCCATAATAGCTAAACCAGAACTAATAGTAGCATCATACTTTGTTCTATTATTTATATTAAATTTTGCCCAGTCTTCTAATGTTTTTTGAAAATACATATTTCCATAATCATCATTCAACTCTCCAACATATTCTTCTATATAACTTTCTATTGCAGCAGCATGTGCTTGCTTAATATCTTCACTTGTGTTTGGTATACCACCTATTTCTTTTTCTGTAGTAGAAAGCTTATTCCATATTTTATCAGGACGATTCATAGAATAACCTCTGTAACCTCTACGCTTTAAATAGTACAATAATCTTGGCTTGTTATTTTCGGCAAGTATTGGCATGCCATAAAACACTAAAGCCATAAGTACATCTTCAAAGAATATTTCAGCTGTCTGTGGTCTTGCTACATATTCCAAAAAGAAATGATTTGGAGGTGCATCTTCCATGCTAAACTTAGTTAGCCCGTGTAGTGCTCCATTAGAACCTTTACCATCAACAGTACCGCTAATGTCGTAGCTGTCACAGCCAAAAGCTCCAACGTGTTCATTACCAGGATATTTAACTCCATTTTTTATAATCACTCGGTTTTGTAAATTTTTAGGTGGTACCCAAGATATTAAGAACCTCCCATCTTTATTTGGTGCAAATATTACACTAGTATCTTTTATACCATTAGCCCACATAAATGAACCTCGTGTAACATTAAAACTATTAGCTAACTCTTCGTTATAATCTATTTGCTGATATATCTTAGTTAAGTTAAATAAACTATTTTTAGCTTCATCTCTAAAAGCGTGTTGCTCTGTTCTTGGAAACTGTCTATAATATTCATTTAAACTATCAGCATCTCCTTTTAAACCATCTACTTCATTTTCCCAGTGTTCAATGACTCCGATGTCAATTGGCGTATTGTCAATGCTGAGGATTGTATCTTCTGGCGTTGTGAATACAGGAAGTCCAAAAGTATCCATGAATCCTTCGTAGTTCCACTCCATAGGTATGAATAAAGAGTAGAGTCCAGAAGATGTTTGTCCATTTCTATTTCGTTTTGTAACGTCTGAATTGTAGTACAGTTTTTTGAAGTTTTCTCCACCTTTGTCTAAAGCATTTGATGTTGAGCCCATCATACATTTACCTACGATCCTTGATCCTAGTCTTAGTGTAGTTTTTGTAACTCTCCAGTTATTTAATATATTATCAGGTCTTTCCCATTTACCACTTTCATCGTGAGCTAGTAACTTTAGCTTTTCACCATCATAAGAGTTATCACCTGTATTTTTCCAATCTATCGTAGTGTCCAGCCCCTGTAAATCACGGACTTGTTCATTGGTTTCAAGTTTCCTTCGTGTAAGCTTAGACGCTGGTACTCTATAGGCGAGCTCGGTTTTAGGACGATCCATTCCGTCTTGGATAGGTTTGAAGAAGAACGGATAA